CCGTGATCTCGAACTTACGGGCGCCGGTGTAAGGGGGGACGAAGTGTTTGAACCTCACCCCGTTCATGCGGCCCCACAGTTCCGAACCGGACTCCGACACAACCTGCTCCACACGCGGGTCGGTGTCGACGAACGCGTTCTCCGCCGCGGCGGTAGCGCCTTGTAACCGGACAGCGGTGGTGACCCTCGGTTTCCGGCCACCGGTCAACGCCACAGACACAGGCTCAAGAGGCGGAACGTTCTTGCCGGAAAGAGCGCCCAGGAATGTGATTTGGATTGGGTGGGAGCCCTGCGTGACCGTTTCGATGGCCACAGCCGGGTTCTTCCCACCGGTCAACCTCGACGCATCAGCCTTCATCATTTCAGCGTTGTACCCGGACAGGGCACCGCCGAACGTGATGGTGTTCTTGCGGTAGCCCGGGGTGAGGATTTTCGTGTTCACCGATATCCCCGCACCGCCGGACAACCCGGAAGCGTCAGCGGTCAAACGGTTAACCGCAACCCCACCCAGGTTGCCTTGGAACGCAACCTTCCACCACGGCCCACCACCGAACAAACCCGCCCCGGTGACGTTGATGTCGAACGAACCGATGTTGGGTAGCTTCGACAGTTCAAACGCCACAGTGAGATTCGATGCCCGGTAGGGGATCGGGTCGGTGGTCTGCCCATCCAGGGTGAGTCGGAACGTGCCCTGGGTGGGTTCACCGACGATCCGTACCTCCTGGACGCAGTTCTGCACTTTCTGGTCCACACTCACACCCACCATCGACACCTGTGGCAGCGCAGCCAACGCCGCATACATGTTCAGGGCGATCGCGTTGTACGGAATCCAGTCAGTCCAGTTGTCCTCAAAGGACAGGCGGAAAGACCCCCCTGTGGCGCCGCCGGTCAGCTCCACGGTTTGCTTCTCATCCACAGCGGGGTTCCGGGTGACCTCAACATCCCCCGCGGCGATCTGCGCTAACGCCACCAACGCGTTCTGGATTTGCGTGGTATTCGCGTTGTGCGGGATGGTGCCGGTGGTTTCCGTTCCGAACTTCAGGCGGAAGTTCCCACCAGTGGGCCTACCGTCGATGACGAGCTGCTGAATCTCGTTGGTCCGCAGACCGCCGATCAGACCGGGCAGGCGCAGCCGGCGGTCCTTCTGGTCGTCGTCCTCCCACGAATAGTCGGGCAGCGTCCAAATAGTTGCCTTCGACCGTGGGGCTCCCAGCCACGGCAGCCACGGGATGTACGGCTCCGCCGGGGCCTCGGTGGAACCGGGGACACCCCATTTAGGCCAGATGATCTGATCTGTCGGATTGACCTTCGGAACATCAATGAACAGTGTTTCCTTGGGCAGTTCGTTCTGCGGCCACGGCCACGGCAACTGCAACGCATTCGGGTCGAAGCTGGTGTCTGTTTTCGTGACAGCGGTGTGGATTTCGTCCTCACCCCACCAGAACGGGTCATTGGCCACACACACCATCGACACCCGGTTGATGGTGTGCATACGCGGGTCGGTGGTGGTGTCAACCTGGGGGGACTCCAACAGCCGAACCTTCAGATACCGTGTCCCCGACTCCGGGGTCGTGACGAACAGTGTGCAGTCAGCATCGAAGGACCACGCTTTGCGCCACTCCGAATCCCTCGACAACCACGACTGGTTCTTCGACGGGTCGTCCAGGATCTCCACCGCGAACACCATGTCGCGGCGCAACACCCGGTGATTCAAATACCTTGAGCCCGGATAGTTACCGGGCTCCTCGGACACCACCTTCACCGGGGGGTCGAAGAACTCCTTCAACCCTGTTCCCAGGTACACACCTTTATCCCCGGCGTTGGGGCCGGCGATGGTGAACCGGACCCCGTTGACACCTTCCAACACAACTACGGTGCCAGGTCTCACGTCATCTCCCAATGGTTGCTTGCATTTGCCGGTTCTGAAGGGTCCTTTGGCCGCTCAAAGCGTCATCCATGTTCGCCACGTTGAACACGAAGTTTGATGCGTAATCGAGGCCCTGCTGCATCAGCGACGGGATAGCGCCCTGGCCGGACCAACCCAGATCGGACAGGAACTGGTTACCGGTGGCGGTGGCGAAATCCAACGGCAACTTCTGGAGGCTCTTGATCTGTTCCTGGTAGCTCTGAGACGTGGATGACATTTGCCCGCCGTACTTCTGGGCGTAGGCCAGTTTGTCGCGCTCCAACCCGAGGGCGGTTTTCTGGTTGCGGATCTGCTCGAGCTGCGCCTTGATCGCGCCCTGGTCGGCGTTCGGGTTGTCCTTCGCGAGTTGCAGTTCCTTGCGGCGGATCTCCAACTCCGCGATGGACTGCCCCAGCTGGTCGATCTTCTGCTTCGCAGCGGTGGTGTCGATCTGAGTTAACGACTGGCCGGCAGCACCCATTGACTGTTTGAAGTCCGCCGCCGCCGCCGACGTGGACGCCAACTGGGTTTGCAGCCCCGAAAGCGCGGGGGTCTCCGACGCCGCGTTGAGGTTGAAGTTCAGGTTCACCCCCTCGGCGGAGCCGAACACGTCCTTCACCGACTGCAGGATGGCCGTCGCGTACTCCTTGATTTGGGCGACGCTGGAACCGACTTGGGAGCCGACACCTTCGTTGAAGCCCTCACCGACGTTCACACCGATGTCGCGGAACACCGTTGACGGCGAGTTGATCCCGAGGAACCCTTTCACCGCGCCCACCACACTGGACGCCACTTCCTGGGCGGCTTGCAAGGCTGCGCCGGCCATCGACTTGATGCCGTTGACCAACCCTTGGATCAGGTCCTTGCCCGCCGACACCAGCAGCGAACCGAAGTTGGAGCACGCCGACACAACTCTCGCGCCGAACGCCACGAACTCAGCGATGCCGCTGGCCACACCCGATGTGATCGCTGAGACGAACTGGCTCATCCCGGCGGTGATGGAGTTGACCACCCCGGACACCCCCGAGGTGACCGCGTTGATCATCGCGGCGGCCAGCCCCGCGAACACACCGATCACCTGGGCGACCACCCCAGCCAAGCTGCTGATGATGTTCAGCAGCGGAGCGAACGCCGAAAGCACTTGCAGCGCCGCGGTCGCCAGATTCGCCGCCGCCGGGATCAGCGGTATGAACGCCTGCACCAGTTGCAGCAGCGGCGGGACGAGCTGAATGAGAACGGGTAGCAGAGCGGCGAAGGTTTGCGCTAACTGGGGCAGCACCTGGGCCAGCGCCCCCGACAGAGCGGTGGCCAACTGGGTGAACGCCGCAACGATCAGCGGCATCAGCGGGGCCAACGCCTGGATGGCGGTCGTTAACACCCCGCCGAGGGTGGTGGCCACCTGTGCGAGGATCGGCGCCAACGCTGTCGCGGCGGCGGTCAACACCGGCCCCAGGACCTGCGCCAACTGGGTTAGAGCGGGGGCGACGGCAACCACAGCTTGCGATAGCGCGGTGCCTAGTGTCGACGCCAGCTGGGTGAGGATCGGTGAGATCGCTGACACCGCAGGGGTGAGAGCGGCGAACGCCGGGGCCAACGATGTGCCCAACGCCCCAATGGTGTTCGCGACACCCGCCGCGAACGCTGTCAGCGCAGGCGTCGCCCCGACGAGCAGATCACCGAACCCGCCGAGCAGGTTCTGCAGAGGCGCACCCAACGAACCCATCGCCTGCGCACCCGCCTCAAACAGCCGGGTGAATAAGGTGAAGATGCCGTCAAGGGTTTGCGACAACCCCTGCAACGCGCCCTCGAACACACCGTTGGAGGTGATGCGCTGCGCCATCGCGTCGAAGCCGTTCGCGAAGTTCTGCAGCGGGGCGAGCAGCAACCCGAACGACTGCGCCCCCGACGAAGCTAACGTGAGGAACGACTGCGTTGCTGTTTGCACTACCGGGCCGAGGTCCCGGAAGAAACCACCTACCCCTTGCAGGATTGTTCCGATCTGCTGCACACCCTGAACTGAGGTGGCGGCGTTCGCGAATCCCTGGAAAATCCCGGAAAGCCCCGAGGCGATCTCCTGGAATCCCGACTTCAGAACCGGAAAAATCGGGAGGAACTGCTGAAAGATCGGGGTGAGCTGCTCCTGGAACGTGCCGGCCACCGCCGCTTTCAGCTCATCGAACGCTGGTTTCACCGACTGCGCTGCCGCTTTGATGCCATCTAAGCCCAAAGCGACCGCCGCACTACCAGCGGCGAACGCACTGATCAGTGATGGCAGACCGGCGAGGAGACCAGCGACCAACCCGATCGCGGGTGCGGCGGCGGCGAACACCGCGAACGTGATCAGCTGAGTTCGTCCGCTCAGCCGCCCCATCGACGCTGAGGCGGAATCGGCCGCCTTGTCCACATCCCTCAAGCCCAGAGAAAGACCGAGTAGCCCTCTATCGCTGATGTTGGTTTTGAGGTTCTCCAGCTTGGACTGCAGCACGACCAGTGACCGCCGAAAGCGATCAGAGTCGACCTCAATAGGTACTTCGACTTTTGACCTACCCGCCAAGGTTTTTACCTCAGCGAGGCTCTTCTCGAAGTCCGCCTTGATTTGAGCGGAATCAAACTCCGCGTCCAGTTCCACGGGAAGCTGACGCAGCTCCGCAACAAGACCTGATATGCGTTTGCGGAGCTGATCGTCGTCAACATCGGTTCGGATCGTGGCCCGCAGCGACGCAGCTTTGTTGATGATGTCGGCACGCCACTGCTTGAAAGCCTGCTCGTCGGTCTCAGGCTTTACCGGCAACGAGGTTTCCGGCAGACCTTGAGGGTCTGTGAACTTCGGCTCGAACGGAACATCGGTCTTCGGGAGGTTCTTCGTTGCGTCCCTGATGCTTTCCCGCAGCTGCTCACCGATGCGGGACGTGTCGGCGCCGACAGCGACTTCAGCGTCAAGGCTCTCGGTGGCTGCCCGGACCTCGTCCCGCAGCCGGCTGGTGTCAGCACCAATCCGGATCTCCGAGACTTTACGTTCCAGTTCCTCCAGCTCACCCTGAAGTTGCTCCCGGAACCGATCCAAATCGGGGATGACCCGGATGGAGACCTTCCCGACTTCCTTCGAACCGGCCATCTGAACCTTCCTCAGCCAACTTTTGGGCCGCGATAGCGGCGAACGAACCAGCGCCGCGGCGCTTCGGACGGTCAGGGATGGGGAACGGCTCCGGCGGCTTCGGCCGGGACTTCACATGCGCCGACACATAGGTGTGCTGCAACGCCCTCATCGCGTTCACCGTCGCCACCGCGGCGTACCGGGACGCGTCCCAACCGCGGAACTGCTGCCCACCACGCAGAGCTGCGTTGAACCGGCCACCCTCGGGCAGGCCGCGGATCAACACCAACAACCACAGCGGTGTCAGCGGGCTGCTCGGATGCACCAGATCCCGCAGATCCACCCGGTAATGCTCGAGGAGGTCAGCGGCCAAATGCTCACCGTACTCATCTATGAGGTCGGCGAGCCCTCGGCTTCCCCCGCCTGGGTGCCCTCCATCCACCGGCTGAACACCCGCAGCGTCAACGCCAAATCGTCCTCAATGGACTCCACGAGCTTCGCGCCGAGCTTCTCGTTGTCGGCCACCAAAGGCAGGATTTTCAGGGCGATCTGCGCGGACTGCTCAGTGGCCACCAAGCCGTCCTGGTCGTCGTCTTTCTGGATGTCGGACAGCTCATCGAGCAGTGCGTACACCTGTTCCCGGGTGTTCTTCGGGAGCCGCAGAAGGTTCCGCAGCGTCAACGTTTTCCCCTCCCCCAAATCCACCTGGCAGGGGGCGAACTCCCGCTCGATGTCTTCGCGGAGGGAATCCAAAGTCAAAATGTTGCTGTTGGGCATGGCTGGGCCTTTCTCATAGCGGGTCTCGGCGGGCAAAGGTGAGGGGGGAGGGGAGCGGCCCGCCAGGAACTCCCCTCCCCCGGCCTACTCACGGGACGAAGAAGTCCTTGTTGATCCAGGAGAACTTCACTTCGTTGTTGTGGCGCAGCAGCGTCGCCCGGATGGGCAGCGCAGCGAACTCATCGGAGGCCATCTCCACCGAATCGTCACGCCGGAACGACGCCTTGTGGGCGTGGAACCCGATCTTGTTCTGCCCGTCCACGATCACAATGAACAGCGCCTTCTCCACCGGGACGGTGGTGCCGCCGGCCACACCGAACACACCGGGCGTGGTGGGCAGGGCGTCCTTGCCGTAGTACAGCTCGAACGCACCCGAGTCGAACTGGTGCAACTTGAACGTCAGGTAGTCGACCGTCGATTTCGTTTCAACCTCGCGCAGCGACTCGTTCTGCCATGTGCCTTTGGTTTCGAGGTCGCCGCCATCTAGGCCCCACTCCGGGAGGTCATCCCTGGAGGTGTGGCCCACGTTGACCCACGCCACAGCCAGCGGGGCCTTCGGGTCCGCGGTGACAGTGGAACGCCCGGCCTTGCCGCCGGCATCAGCATCGGCATCCGGGTCGGCAACGTCCTCGCCGGAAGCCTCGCTGATCAGGCGCTGCAAATCCAGAGCCGCAAGCTCAGTTGGGGTCGGTGCAGCAGTGCCGACTGGGGCCGTGTAGATGAACCCAGTCGCGGCGGTGATGACCGCTTTGTCATTGATTGGCATGTCTATTTACTCCTGGTTTTTGATTGGAAAGGGGTCGAACCCCGAATGCGATGAGTCCCTGGACCCGCCAGGAGTCCTGGAAAGGAGACGGGTACTGGGCGGCGCCAGAGGTCTCCTTCATTGAGTGCAGATAACCGGTATCTGTCCGTTTCTGATTCTCCGCAGCGTCGTACAGCGCCTCCAGGGCGTCTTCGTACAGCTGCTCGGTTTCCACCAACCCCTCTGTGCCGTAAGCGGTCAACTCGATGACCGGCATGGCCAACTGGGTAGGTCTTCGGTCGTGCCGCATCCCACCGATCCGCCTGACTTGCAGCATCGGGAAGTCACGAAAGTCGATGTCCTCAACCCAGGAACCGACCTTCACATCGGGAAACGCGTCCCGCAGGATGGGGAGAATGACCGACTGGATGCGAGGCATCCTCGACATGCTCACCTCCTAGGCTTGGCTGTGCGTCCCCGTCATGATGTAAAGACCGAACGGCGCTTTCGTGCGGGTTCCCTCCAACTTCCCCGAGGGGGCGTGCCCGTACTCGATGGCCATCGCGTTCGCGGCGGTCATGGAGACGTGGTAGTCGCAGGTGTACTGGCCGTCCGCTTCGGACACTTCGATGGCGGTTTCGCCGGCCGAGCCGCGGTCGTACTTCACCCATTTCGTTGATGAGCGTGCGGCTGTTAACCGGGTTTGCGCGATGCCTTCCAGGCGGCCCGCTTCGTCCCGCAACGCACCCTTCACCCCGTCCATGTGGGCGATCATCCCGTTGAACGCTTTGCCCTTCTTGTAGATCTCCGCCATCAGTGCCTCTTGATGGTGTAGATCAGGTGGGAGGTGCGCGGAGAGTTGGTGTACCTCAACGGGTCACCGTGGATGACCCACCGCTCACCCATCCACTCAATTTGGGACTGGGCACCCAACACACATCTCAGGCCGCGGGGGAAACGCAGCGAATACACCTTCTCGCTGTCGAACCCATCCCCGTACTGGTCGGCTGAGGCTGCGCCACCGGAACCCAACGGTTGGATGCGTGCCCTGGCCCGGAACCCGCACTTAGCGGCTTGGGTTTTCGTGTTTCCGTCCGCGTCGGTGACCTTTTCCTCCGGGTACACAACCACGCACTGATTACCCCTGTCCAGAAGGCTCATTGGGTGAGTGCGGCTTTCACGTCCGAGGGCCGGATCAGCTTCGTGCGGTCCTTGAGGATGTGCGGGATAACCCCGTCAGCGACGAGCTTCTTCAGCCGATTCATGGAGATGTCAACGACACCTGGCACCCGTGTCATCGGGATCGGTGCGTCGTCCTCTGCCGGCTGCGCGGCGAGGGCGTTCACCCGGTCTGCCAGCGTGACGATTTCACCCGCCTTGCCTGCCCGATCCTTCTTCCAATCGAGGTTGTCGATGAGTAGCTTGGCCAGCGTGTCGGGCAGATCGGCTTTGACTTCTCCGTTGGTGATTTCCATATTGACCTCCTAGTCCACCCTGATGAAGTAGTTGACAACAAAGTGCTTCGGGCGGGTTTCCGCGTCGCCGCCAGTGACAGGATTTGTGGACTCACCGGGACGCAGGTACGCCTCGCCTGCCGCATACGACGCAGAACCCGCTATGCCCCGTCCACTGTCGCCCTGTCTGATCGGGTTGCGTGCGGTGACGGTGAAGTTGGTGCGCGGTGCCCTAGTTGAGTCATCGACGTGGGCGTTGAGCGTGCCACCGGCCCACCCGGTAACGCCTGCCCGTGTGCCTGCGCCGCGCAGGAACGACCCACGCAGATCAGGCACCGTGTTGCGTTTGGTGAGCGTTGCATACGCTGTTTCTGCCACGCTGCGCCCATCGCACAGCACCCACACACCGGTCATGCCGCTGATCTCAGCCTCAGTGAGCAGCGACGAAATGACCGTCCCGATAGGTGACGGCTCCGCTTTGATTGCCGCCACCTCGGCTTGGAGTTTGGTCAACTCGCCGCGCATCGCCACCGTAAGCCCTTGCAGGGCAGACGATTTACCGTTTAGGTCGGTAAACCCGGCCTGGACGGTGTCCATCCGAGCCGAGATGGCGTTTAGGTAGGCCGTCATCTGATTACTGACCTGCGCCAAAGGCAGGGCAGGGTCCATCAGAGCATCGGAGATGAGCGTCTTTGTGTCGGCGGGAACGGTGCGCGGGAACTGCGCCTGCTGGCCGGTACGGTCTTTGTTGCCGAAAGTTGTAGCCATCAGAACACCTGATAGCTGATGCCGTCGAATTGCACGGTGTCGTATTTTCCGGTGGGGGCCGAAACGGAAATGCCGCCGTCTGTGCTGATGCGGACACCCGCAAGCCGGTACGACGTACCGGTGTCCACAGCGAACGCGGCGGCGTTGACCTCAAGCTGGGGATTCGGGATTGCGCTGTTCAATTTTCGGACACCCAACCCCGACCCCGGCGATGACACCTTGACAGCCACAGTGCCCCGCAGTTGCACCGTCCCGTTGATGAGTCGGGCCTCAACCAGTCCCGTGCCCGTGCCGTTGAGTGGGCAGGCCACCCAGTCAACGTTGGGTGGCACGTTTTTGCCTCCGGTGAAGATGTTGCGAATCTCAGTGACGGTGCTGGCTGGCAGCGGAGGGGGAGCCGCCTTGTCGGCTTTCAACGCCTCCAGGTCTGTGCGCATCGCCCCGATAACCGCCTCCATCACGGTGAAGTCACCATCAAACGGCGTCAGAGTGCGGGTGAACTTCTGAGGCTCACCCGCCCTATCCTTGTTACCCAGGACCGTCATCACTTACTCCCTGGGAAGTCGATGCCAGTAGCTTCGACCAACGCCGTCAGCAGATCGTTGAGCAACCAGAACATTTCGGTGATGGACTGCACCGTCGCGGTTGGCCCGTTCATGGCGTTCATCACGTCCTGCACCAGCTTCGCTAGGTCGTTGTGGTTGGTATACACGCCGCTGAATAGGTCGACAATGGAGTTCTCCCACCGCTCAAAGAATTCCTTGTCTAAGTACTTCTCGGTCACCCAAGCGACAATCTCCGCGTCCTGAGCCTCAAGCCGCTGAGTCTCCTCAACCGCGAACGCGGCCTGCTCACGCAGGGCAGCGATATCGGTTTCGCTGATCTTCTGCGCCAGTTCAGCTTTCATGGTGACGTTCTCCGCCTCAAGGGCGTCCAGACGTGCCAGCAGCGAATCGACGACCGCCTGCGATACACCCTCACCGGAGAGGGCCGCAGCTTCCAACGCGGTGACGCGATCACCAAGCTCATCTTTGACAATCGCCTGAATCAGCACCGGCAGCCCGGCCTGCACATCAGCCGCAGTCGGGTTGGCCGACAGCGGTTTACCGGACAGCGCCGACAGCAGTTGCGCAACAGCAACACTGCCGTCCGACAACGCCTGCCAGATGACCTCAACGTCAGCCAGAGTCGCACCGGGCTTCACCGCGAGCAGGTCAAGTAGAGGCTGCAAATCGGCGGGATTGTTGCCTGCGACCTGCGCCACCAGATCATCCCAGGCGGTCACCGCTAGGGCGACCAGCCCGCCGCCCGCAATTGTGATTGCCGACGGATCAGGATTACCTGCGACCGCCGTAAGGAACTGCTGCAAGCCGACACTCGTTGCGTACGCGCTGCTTCCGAGAGTACCGAGGTTGTCATCAACGCCCGTGACATAGACGATCAGGTCCGCGACAGTCCCGCCAAAAACGTCAAGGATCGGCTGCACCTGGCCCAGCAGCGCCGCCTGCTCCGGTGTCAAACCACCACCCGCAACAGTGGCGATAGCAGCTGCGATAGCCGCATCAACCTGCGCCTGGGTTGGGCCTGTCGGGGAGATCGGCAGGTTCGCGATGGCCGTATTGACGATGGCCTCAACCTGGGCCTGGGTCAGGCCCCCGGTGACGACCCCGCCGCCGAGTGACCCACCACCATTGGGCAGGACACCGTAATCATCCTGCAGTGTTTGGTAGATCAGTTTCTTAACACCGATCACCGTGAAAACTGTTGTCATTGCTGTATTTCCGCCTCACCTAGAACTGTGTATCCATCGCCAAGCAGCACCGAAGGCACAAGGGTGGTCAAACGGTTCCGGTAAACACCCAGCATCGCCCACTCATCAGAAGTCAAACTCAACTTCCCCGTAGCGAGGTCTTTCGACAACTGGTAGGTGTAATTGCCGTCCGTTTCACTGACATAGCCCTCAGGGTTGCGGCATAAACGCAGCACCGCGTCAGCCTCAACCTGAATCAGATCCTCAACATCAATCGAACCTGCGGCGAGCCGATCATCGAGCGTGGGAACCCTGCGGCGGATCAGGCGCTCAACGTCCTCCAAGCGAACCGAAACGAGTTCCCTTTCCTCGCAGGACAGATCGCGGGACCAGCGCACCGCGACATCGTCAACGGATGCGAAAGCCATCAGAGGGACTTCGGGGCGCGCTTGCGAACCGGCTTGGGCTCCACGTCGTCTGCCGGTTCGGGGATTTCCTGCCAACCACCCGCGCCGACGAGGACGTTGCCCAGCTCTTCGGACACTTCCGCGAAAGCACCGCTGGTCTTGTTCTTCAGCTTCACAACACTTCCCCTTCTTTGGGTGGGAAGTTGCGGGGGGAGGGCAGCGATGGCTCCCCTCCCCCGACAACTCACTTGGTCAGGGTGACGAACGCCTCGGGATCGTCGACGAGGACACCGAACTCGGCCTCGATGCGGATCGCGATCAAGTTGTTCTGCCACAGCGACACCAGGCCGGAGCCGTCACCGTTGGCCGACATGTCCAGCGTGGCCTGGTCGGTCACGTCGTAGGACAGCCCGCCGATCTGGCCCCACACGATCTTCGACCAGTCGCCCATGATGCCGAGGATTCCGGTGTCGTTGTTCGGCTTCGTCGGGTCGGTGACGTGATCCGACAGGAACGTCGGACGCCCCAACACCCGACCCGAACGGAACGGCGAGTTGATGTCGGTGTACGTGGACTCGATGAACAGCGGGCGGTCCTGCTTGTCCTTCGACCCGTTGAGGACCGGCTCGGCCAGATCATCGAACAGGGTGCCGTTCCACTTCTTCTTGTCCTTCAGCAGCAGATCCAGTCCTTTGTTCAGTGAATCGAACGCCGTGTCCGGGCCGGCCAACTTGACCGACTTCGCGGTGTCAGCGACGCACTTGCCGAACGGGCTGTCGATGCCGTGCAGCACCGCGGCGTCAAAGGCAAGCGCGATCGCCTCAGCGACCTTCGTGCGCATCGTCGCGAGGTAGTTACCCGGGTTGACCCGGACAACCTCAGCGGACGCCGCGAAGATCGTCGCGATCTTGTGCGGGACCACTTCCTGCTTGGTCATCGAACCTTTGGTGACGGGCTTCTGCTCACCCTCACCGGTCCACTTGGCGCGAACATCACCATCCCAGTGCGGGATACGAACACCGGTCGGCCCCAGAGGGATCTTCCGGGCGATCTGCTGAACAACGGAGGTTTTCTCAACCTCAGCGAAGTAGTCCTGAGACATCACCGGGTCCAGGTAACCCTGGAACATCGTGTCGCCGGTCAGGGCCACCGTATCGGGGGTATTGAATGCAGGCATTTCTGTTTGTCTTCTTTCTTGAAAAGGAAGGGTTTAGGCGCCGACCATCCGCTTCACGGTCTCCAACAACGGATCACCGTTCAGCGGCAGCACATTGCCCGAACCCTGAGATGGGTCAACAGGGCGCTCCCGGGTGGGAGCTTTATCCAGAAGCGACTTCACACGCTTCACGCTGTCCGAAACCGTGGCCTCATCGTCACCCTGGATCAGGGCGGCCACATCCAGAACATCCTCGGCTGGGATGCCCTCAGCGAGAACAGTCTTCAACTTCAACAACTCCAGGTTGCGGGCGGAATGCTCGGCCTGAAGATCGTTGAACGCTGCGTCCTGCTCACCATGAGACTTCTTGAGTGCCTCGATAGCCGTGAGGGCTTCGTTGCGTTCAGTCCGGTACTTCGCGTTCTCCCTGCGAACCTTCCTGATTTCCTCAAGCATGCCGCTGTCCTCTGGGGTGACCTCCGGGGCCACAGCAGATTCAGTGTCGGCGGTAACGGCTTCGTCTGACATGTTGGTTGCCTCCTGGGCGTAGTTGAGAACCCATCAAGGGCTCACGGTTTTCCTTAACTCAGGCCGCGTTCAGGGCGGCCCAGTCAGTTGCGTTGGCCTCACCCGCGGCGATCATCTGCCGCAGCTGGTTGAGTGCCTCACGATTCAGGGTGGTTTTGTACCACCCAGGTTTGCCCTTATTCGGCCCGTACTTAGGGCCGTTGCGGGAGTAGAACTTCTTGTCCGGTTCGGCTTCCAAAGCGTCCTCGGCGCGGCGGGAAGCTTCCTCCCACAACGTGAACGCCCTCTGCGATGCCCGCCGGCCAACCCAGTTCTCCAAATCGAAAACCGGGACGACTTTGCAGTCGCAGTTCGTGTGGAAACGGTCCTCCGGGGCCATGAACTCCTCAATGTCCCCGAAGAACTCCTCGAGGCTCGACGCCCGGAACATGTCCACCAGCTCGTCGTCGGGTAGATCCACCCCGGCGGACTGCCCCGTGTAATACACAGGGCCGCGGGACACCAACGCCAAACAGAACGCGCACGTCTCTTTCCCCGTGGCGACCCTGGCCCAACCCCGAACCTCGGTGACCGCCAACTCCACTTTGCGGTCCACCGTGACTTTCGACCCGGCCCACGAGGTGACCTCGGCGGTCGGGTTCAACAAATCCCGGAACTCCGCGATCTGCTCATCAGTCAGCTTTACCCGTTCACGGCGCTCGGTGAGTTTGTCGTCCAACGGTTTATCGTTCTTCACCGCGTTGATGATTTGGCGGCGGCCGGCGTTCTCCACTTCACGAACCACCACCGCGGCGACCTGCCCAACCGCCTGCTGCGGGGCGGCTTCCACCGACATCGACGCCCGCACCGGCTCCAAAGCCTGGGCGAACCAGGAGAACTCGTAGGGCTCCAACTCCCGCGCCAACACCGGTAGCTCCGGGTGGGCCTGGCGGCGGGCGATGTCGTAGAAATCCCTGGCCAGCATCGCTGACTGCTCGCGGCGCCGCTGAACCTCCGGGAACAACAGGCGCAGAAACGAAACCCAGTCCGCCGCCGTCAACAAAGGTTGCGCCGCGAACTTCGCGAACTGCAACACGAACCGCACCACAGCAGCCGAGATCAACGCCTGCTGCAACGCATAATCCTCAGCATCCACCAGGCGGCCCTTCTGGTTACGCGCCGATCACGTCCTCAACGGCGGGTTTGGGTTTCGGTTCGGAATACATGCCGGCCAACTGGCCCAAAGGGTTCTCCTCGGCGTCCCAGGCCCGCATCTCCTCACGCTCAGCAATGGAGTACCCGAGGTCGATACGTGCTCTCTCTTTGCCGATCACACCCGCACCGTTGGCGTACAACTTCGTCACCGCATCAGCTTTCGCCGCATAAGTAGGGGTTGAGGGGTCACGCCACACCGACTCCAGGCGGAACATCTCCGGTGGGGCGTCCTGCCCTTTGGCGACTTTGTAGGCGATCCGCATGGCCTGTTCCCACGCCCCACCGAACAGCTTGTTCTTGCGTTCGACTTTCTTCACCAACCGGCTCTCGCTGGACTTGATCGCTTCAGCCGACGCCGGGTTATCCGAAGAGAACGACAGGTACTGCGGCGGCAACCCGGTGTACGCGGCGGCTTTCCGATCCAAAGCGTCGAGGGCGTCAACGAAGTTGCGTAGCTCCGCGGCGGAGAACTGGGTGGCGTTGGCATCCACATCCTCAAACGCCAAAATCCTCGACATGTACGCGTCGAACAGCTGCTTACCCGTCTCCGGGTCCACCCCCAAATCTTCCGGTTTCACCCCGAAGATCAGTCTCTGCGGGATGGCCATCAGTTCCGCTGTTCCCTGCATGTCCATCAAAATGCGTGCAGCCGCGTCGGTGATCGACCGGACCTCCGGGCTGATCTCCGACGTGCCATACGTGTCCGACAGCCGGGTGCGGTTCGCCATCGGGATGACCGGGACGAACCCCAACGAATGCTTCACCCGCGACACCTGAATCCACCGGCCCCGCTCCCGAACCCACTGCACCGTCACATCAGGCAGATACAGGGTCGACGCCACCAAACCGGAACGCTCATCGTCATACACAGCGCGGATCGCTTTGGTGACCTCACGGGTCCGCGGATCAATCACCGCATGCAAACTCGTGGGGGGCTCCACCCGGATGATCGGAACCTCCGGGTCGACATTCACATCAGTGCGTGGGTCCGCCGCCGCCACCGTGATGTAGGCACGCCCATAGATCAGGGCGTCGGTGTGACCCAGCGTGGCCTCCACATCGAGGTCGTTAGCTTGCCACCAGTCCCACAGCTGAGCGTCGCCGTTGTCGGCGCCGCCCATGCGGAACCCCTCCAACTCCTGGCGCTCCGCGATCGCATCCACATACAGGCGCGGGTACCCCACGTGCGCCAGCAGCCGGCGCATCTCCACCGGGACGGCGATACCGATCGCGTCTGGCCTTTTCTCGGCGTCGTAGTAGGCGCGGCTATCCCGGAAAGGGGTTTGCGTGGCTTCAAAAACACTCAGAAGCGCCTCACGCATGTCCTCAATGTCAGCCACTGGCGTTAACTCTCTCTGTAGTCGGCAATCACCCCGGAAGAGGTCACTTGATGACCGACACCCTTCTGCTTCTAGCTTTCCTC